GCACGGGCGGTGACGATGTAACCGCCGTTCTCGAACTTTGAAACGTCCATTTTGATGGTGCTGCGCAAATTGCGGGCGGACCGGCTACGGTTCTTTCGGCTGTGCTTGCTCTCGCGGGGGGTTCTTTTGTAGTCCTCAAAGGCTGCGGAGCGCCGGGCCTCGAAGCCAACCTCTTGGGCTACCTCACGCAGCACGGCATCCACATCGCCCTCAATGTTCTTGAGCGCTGCAGCGAACTGTGCATCCAGATCTGAGGCAACGCGCGCGGAGGCCTTAATCATGCCCATGCGCTACTCCTCGCCTTCCAGCTGCTGATTGTGGAGCTCGAACATGCGGTCGAGCGCGGCTTCCACGTCCTTTGGATCTTTCGGCACCAGCCCTGGGTGCGCTTCCCTGAATTCCAGGTCATCGAGCGCGAAGTGCTCGCCTATTTCGTAGGCGGTCAGCTCGCGGCAGAGGTGCCGGACGGAAGGGAAGCCGAGCTTTCGGGCGAGGGTGAGCAGCTCTCTTCGCCAGCCGCCTCGCCGCTCAAGTTTTTTGCGGCTTCCTCGCGTGCTTTGTTGGTCAGCAGGTTCAGGCGGTCCGTCACCGCGAACACGCTGCGCAGGGCCGTGCCTTTCTTTCTGGCCAGGCGCGGAAGATCGGCCATGGTGAACACGGGCGCGCCGTGCTCATCCACCACGCTGTGAATGATGGCCGTGGCCATGAAGTTGGCGTCGATGCTCTTGATCGTGTCTTCGTCGCTTCCCGCAGGCCACAGGGCCTCGTAGAACTCGGCGGCGGTAAGCCCGCCCATTTCGCTCACAATGACCTCGCCGCCCCATTCCTTGACGGTAACGCGCTCGGTCTTGAGATCCGGGGCCGCGAGAATGGCTTCTTTGTTCAGGGTGCCCATGGTGCCGTTGCTCCTACACGTAGGTGGTGGTGACGGGGCCGGTGATGCGCAGGGTGAGCGGGCCCTTGACGATGCCGTCGACGGCGGCGGAAGGGTTGAAGCTCTTCACCCAGGCGGTGAAGGCTTTCTTGGTCTTGCCGTCGGAGTAGCGGATCTGCCAGTTGCGCACGACGCCGCTTTCAGCCAGGGCTTCGATGTCCTTCACCGGGGCAAGGGCGGGGTCGTACTTCAGCTGCGCGGTAATGGTGCCGTAGTCTTTGAGCCCGGGGATGGACTCCTTGGCCACGGATTCCAAATCGGTGGTGTCGATTTCCGTGGTGCTGGACTCGGGCGCGCCGATATCGGTGATGCCGCCGACCTTGACGAAATTTTCCGGGGAACCGATTGCGGCACCGAGATAGAGCGCGGTTTTCTGTGACCTGATGACTGCCATGCTTTAATCCTCCTCGTGCCAGCACGAGAAATCGATGCTGACACCGTGGTAGTTGGCCGCATCGTCGTGGATGTCGGCGTCGTTGATGGCGGTGGCGGTAAACCCCGCACCCGCAGCGGTTGCCGCATTCATGGCCCTGCGCACGGCCTTGCCAAGGTCTTTGGCCTGCTGGTAGCCCAGGGCCCAGCAATCAACCTGGATGCGGGGGTTCTCCGTACCGGAGTTGCCTTCAAGGTCCAGGTCGAAGCCGCCAGAAACCCGCACAAAACTGATTGCCGGAAGGCGGCAGCCTTGCTTGAGCTGGCTGGGGTAGACGCGATCGGCCACGATGGCCTTGACCGCCGCATCTGCCGTGAGCAGGTTGAAAATCTTGGTTTCGAGGTGCGCCATAAAGCCGAGGCTAACCCAGGCTTTAAGACGCAAGCGACAGATGGGGAGATATGGGGAGAAACGGGGGTCAGGAAGGGGGAAACAGGCCAGAGAAAGTTATTGACAGACTTTAGCTTTTACGCGGCGCGCATAGGGCCGAGCACTTCATAGAACCATTCGTCGATGCGCTTGCGCGAAGCCACCCACTTGCCGCCGATGAGCTGCATTGGGAATCCACGCTCCTCCACAAGTTTTTTCAGCACAGACTCTGTGAAGCCAGAAAACTTTTCGATTTCCTCCATGCCGAACAGGGCCTCCTGCGACCGGGAGACGCTGGGCAAGAGCCCACCACAAGAATCGCGTTTCTGTGCCATAACTTATGGTTCCTCCTCCGTCTCAACAGTCATGAGGTGCAGCTCGCGGTGCTGCATGTTCGGGTCGATTGGCGGGGAGACGAGGTTGAACACGCGACCCTCGAACAGCACACGCATGCTGGCCGTGACGCCCGGCAGGTGGCGCAGGCGGAAGCGTGTGGTTGCCTCGGCCTTATCACCGGAGGCAGACGTGTATTCGCGCCCTTGCAGGGGCTCCACACTGGCGCGCACGCTGGCGAAGGGCACCCAGGACGCCGGAAGTTCGCCGCCGCAGGAATCGCGGCTGGTGGACTTTTTCTGGATGACGATGAGGTGGCGGAGCTTCCCCGCTTGGATGGTCATGGCTACCTCACCGTAATGATTTTGTGGACGTCGAGCAGGCCATCCACAAAGCTGCGGGGCAGTTCGGCCACGGCTTGGCCTTGCACCAGGGCCTCGCGCTGCTGGTACATGGTGGCCACGCGAACAAGGATCCAGGTTGTGATGCTTTTTGGCCCGGTCCACACGGGCGGGCTGCCAGCAGCGCTCATGGGCCAGCCGCAGGTGAAGCGGATGCGCACCGCGTTCGGGACATCGCGCGTGCTGGGCCAGGTCTTGCCGTATGCCGGGTACACGCGGCCCACCAGGCTATCCGCATCCACTGTGTATTCCGTGCTGGCCAGGGTTTGCTCCACGCCGTTGGCGTCCTGGTACTTGATGCTGCTGACGGTGAGTAGGGGCGGGCCGGGAAGCTCGATCTGGTCGGCAAAACCATCGAGCACCAGCTCGTATTGCGCTTCCACCAACTGGCGGCTGGTGATGAGCTGGGCGACATCCACGGCGCTGGCGATGAGGACGGCAATAAGGGCGTCATCGCCTGTGTGCTCCACATTCATGTGGGCCTTGGCCTCGGCCACGGTGACGGGCTGATAGGCGGGCGTGGTGATGAGTTTAAGCGCCATGGTTCAGGCCCTCCAGAAAGGTTTTTGTCCAGCCGGAAAGGGAGCGCACGCGCCCGGCAAGGTGCTTTGATTCATTCTTCCAGCCTTGGCGGTACTGGTGGTAATTCTCATCATCGAGCGGAGCCCCGGCAATGATGATCTGGTCAAAACGCTCAAGCCCCCACAGCACGCCCAGAAGCGTTGACGACCCCGTAAGGGGGATGTTCCGCACGTCGCTTTCGCGCAGTTCCTGGTAGTCGTCGTTCCCGCCCAGGCTTGCCCGGAGGGCGCGCCACTCTTGCCAGAACTTTTCCGGGTGGTAGCTGCACCAGTAGTCGATGCGGCCCATGTAGCGGAGTCCGGCGCGGTTAATGGCCATGACTGGGCAGGCCAGACCGACAAGAGCAGCGAGATCGGCCTCAAGCCGGGGGGCGTCTCCGAGCATAAGCAATGTCTGCATGGCTACTTCTTTGCCTTCTTCGGATTATCCTGTTTGGCCTTGGCTGGTTTCGAGGCCGGGGTTTCCGTCGGTGCGCCGGGCACGTAGACCGGGGGACCGGCCAGGGCCTTGAGGGCTTCGCCCTTCGCCTTGTCTGCTGCTGCATCGTCCGAGTAAACGGCCTTGAGTTCCTGCACCGCAGAGTCAGCACAGGATGCGCTCACCTCAAGCTCAGACCCTGCGGCAAAGCGCGTGGGGTTGATGCCGTCTTCGGCGAAGTCGAAGTCATCGATGAACCGGATTTTCTTCATGACGCATCCCTTGAGAGTGGGCGGGGCCTTGCGCCCCGCCCGTTGCTTTACGTCCGCGCCTAGCTGGCGGAGAGCTTGAGCACCTTGATGGCCTCGGAATCGACCAGCATGCCGCCCACGCGCTTGCGCATCTTGAACTTCACGTAGGGGTCGGCGGTGTACGGGTCGCGCAGGGTCATGATGCCGATGCGGTCCACGATGTAGTAGGCGCGCTTCCAATTGCCGAAGGCGATGGGCACGGTGCCGGAGCCGATACCGGGCATGTCTTCGTTCTCCACCACGGGGTAGCCGTTGAGCATGCTGGGCTGAGCGGCGACCATGGCGGGCTGCCACACGAAGTTCCCGTCCTGGTCCTTCCACTTGCGGATGCGGCCCAGGGTGCGGCCAGCCATCATGTAGGACGCGCCAGTGCGCAGGGGAGCCTTCATCTCGTAAACAAGGTCGATGAGGTCATCGTTGGGGCTCACGGTGGTGCTGGCGGTCTTGAAAGCGCCGGAAACACCAGTGGGCAGATACTGGATCTGTCCAAAGGCGCGGGTTCCGTCGACCGTCGCAGCCTGGGTGTAGGCCAAAAAGCCCTTGGGCTTCTTGGTGCCGTTGCCGGTGGTGAAGGCGGTGCCTTCGTCGATGGCAAACTGCTGGGTGAGCTCATCGTTGAGGAACTGCTCCACGTTAAAGAAGGCATCCTCAAGCATGGTCTGGGTGGCGTAAGCGTTGGCGTAGATTTCGCCCATGAAGGGAACGATCTCACTCAGCGACGGGGTGTTGGTCTCGGGTCTGGCATCGGACTCGCCAACCCAGCCGGAACTGGCACCATGCTTGTTGACGATCTTTTTGTAGTCCGGAGTGCCCACGGTGATGACATTGCACACGGAACGCATGGGGCTGGCGATTCGCATGAGGCTCAGGATATTGCGGTCAAGCTCTTCAGGCACGGCGAAGCCGCCGTCAGAGTCGGTCGTGACATTCATGGCCTTCAGCTCAAGGTCGCGGAGACCGTCCTTGCGCCCCTTGCGAATGAAACCATCGAGATAGGCGGTCTTATGTTCGGCCTTGACCTGGTCTTTCTCGCTTCCTCCGGAGGGCGCGCCGGGGCGCTGCATCTTGAGCTGCAATTCGTCCATGGACTTCTGCAGCTTGGCGATCTCG